CAGGCTATCTGTGCTGCTGTACACACAGACGCAGTAATTGCTGCATACAACGCATCACTGGAGGCTTCAGAATGAACTGGACTATAGCACAACTAGAACGTAACTCAGCAGACAACGGCGTAACTGTAGCCCATTGGCGTTGCAGCAAGACCGTAGGCGACCACACAGCAAGCTCTTATGGCACTTGTGGCTTTACACCTGACGTAGAGAAAGCAGGCTTTGTAGCCTTTGACGCTCTCACTGAAGAAGCTGTCATTGGCTGGGTGCAAGAGTCTATGGACGTAGAAGCTCTGGAAGCTGGTCTTGATGCACAGCTTGCTGAGATGGCTGCACCGTCAACAGTAGCTGGTACACCTTGGTAGCATGAAGCTGGTCTTTGCGTTGATAGTCCTGATCGACGGTACTGTTGACGCAGAGGCCACTAGCTACTGGCACGACATAACAAGATGTAGATGGTTCGCTGAAGAGTTAACAATACAGGGAACTATAAGACGCTATCACACACCTGTACACGCTTATTGCAAGCCAGTGTATGTAGACCCAGCAGAGGTAGTTATTTATGATTGATCCTATAACTGCTGTTGCAATGGCTACAAGTGCTTTTAAGACTGTGCAGAAAATGGTGTCAATGGGCAGAGAGATTGAAGATACTCTAGGCCAAGTTGGTAAGTGGTATGGCGCTGTTAGCGACTTCAACGAAGCTAAGAGACAAGCAGAGAATCCACCTATCTTCCGCAGGCTGGTAGCGTCTAAGTCAGTCGAGCAAGAAGCGTTGGAGATGTACGCGCACGATAAGCGAATAAAGCAACAAGAGAAAGAGTTACGAGAGCTGCTGATGTACACCTACGGCCCTGACGCTTACAAAGAGTTATTAGGTATGCGTAGGAAGATACGAGAGCAGCGAGAGAAGACTTTGTACGCACAAGAACGTAAGCGTAAAGCATTCATCTGGAACGTAGCAGGCTTGGCAGCGGTAGTTATAATGTCAGGTGTGCTGTATCAACTAACAACACTTATTTTAGGGAAGATGTAATATGGCCATAGAGTCTACTAAAGAAGTTGTAGATATAGCTGCTGCTTCAACAGCGGTGATGACCTTAGCAGCTTGGCTACCGCCTATGGCTTCTTTGTTCACTATTATCTGGCTAGGCATAAGGATATATGAATCAGACACCATTCAGAATCTTGTAGGTAAAAAATAATGTCTATCTTCACCGCTCTGCTTGGCCCTGTTGCTGATTTAGCTAAAGGTTACTTGTCTAACAAAGCTGACCAAGCTAAAGCAAAACACGAAGCTACAATGTCAGTTATACAGAACGATGCTGATTGGGAAACCAAGATGGCTGAAGCGTCTGGTGATAGCTGGAAAGATGAGTTCTGGACTCTTGTGTTAGCTATACCAGTGTTTATGGTTGGTTATGCTATTGCTGCCAACGACGTAACTGTGATACACAGAGTTGCTGAGGGGTTTGTAGCATTAGAGAAGTTGCCAGAGTGGTATCAATATTTATTATTCATAGCTATCAGTTCTAGCTTTGGTATTAGAGGCGCTAGTAAGATTATGGAAATGAGGAAGTAACTTATGGCATTATCTCCTTCTGGACGCGGTACACCAAGAGAAAGAGCTGCTGCGGCTGCTGCGGCTGCTGCGGCTGCTGCGGCTGCTAAAACGCCAACGCCTACGCCTACGCCAACTCCTACTCCTACTCCTACTCCTACGCCAGCTCCTGTGGTCAAAGCAACAGCTGCGCGCCCAGTAGTTAATACAAAAGCATTTGATGCTTCTGATTGGGCAAGATTAGATAAGCTGACAGCACCTATAACTTTAACAAACCCTTACGGTATTTATGAAGAAACTCCCAACTTAACAAAAGAACAGAGACAAGCAGCTCTAGCTAAAGCTATGACCGACCCTGTAAACGTAGCTAACAAAGCTGAGAGAGCTACTTGGACAGAACAAGAAAAAAGAATTGACGAACAAAATAACCGTTTAGAAAAATACGGAGTAACATCTACTGACTTAGGAAATAAGATATTAACAGATGATGAACTTCAAAAGGTTGAGGACATTTTATTTTACAAAGTAAACGATACTCAATTTCAGAATTTAAAAAATCTTCAGCAATCTAACCCTGCTGAGTTCTCTACTATTTTTAATCAGTTAGATAACAGAAAACAATTAACTTATTTTTATAACGATTATAAGGCTGGTAATTTAAATAAAGATTCTTATTTACAAGCGGCTGCTGGTTTGTTACAGAGCCAAAATCCAAATAGTATTTATCTTATTGATCAGGGTGTTTTATACGAAGCTCCTAAAAACGTCAGTAAAAGTTTAAATTCTTACAGAGAAGTTAATCTTCTTGATCCCACAGTTAGCGGAGGTGTCAAAAAAGGCACAGACAGGACAGACCCGCTTTTGTTAGGTAACTTAGGAAGCAGTGTTGGTGGAGAGTCTTTAGACAAGCGTTCTAGTTGGGATAAAGTATTAAACAGCGCTCCCGCGTCAATGATTGCTAGTGTGTTCGGCCCTGCTGGACAAGCAGTTCTTGCAGCAGCTAAGGTAGCAAATGGACAGTCTTTAACAACAGCAGATTATATACAACTAGCAAGTGCTGGGTTAAAGTATCTAGGCACATTAGAAGGAGCTACACTAGCAGAAGCACAAAGCGCTGCTGACGCTGCAGTAGAAAGTGCAATTGCTGCTGGTACTATTACAACAGCAGCAGAAGCAGAGGCAATGTATAATTCTGTATTAGCCGCTACAGAAATGGCTCCAAGTGTTTTTGGCGTTACTTTTAAAGATTTATTAGGGCCTTTAGGAGAAGGAGCAGACGCAGGGATAGACACTAACCCAGTTGATATTTATGGAAACGCTGCGTCAACAGACGGTATTATTTATAATTTATTAGACAATAGTGTTAACTCAAGTATAGCTGATTTATTAACTGACACAACAGGCAGTATTTTTGACATAGTTAATGAAATAAAAGACAACATACAAACTGAAGACCCAACTGCTAAGGCCGCTGCTGACGCAAGAGCTGAAGCAGAAGCTCAAGCAAAAGCCAGAGCAGACGCTAAAGCCGCTGCAGACGCTAAAGCCGCTGCAGACGCTAAAGCTGCTGCAGATGCTAAAGCCGCAGCAGACGCTAAAGCTGCTGCTGATGCTAAAGCTGCTGCAGATGCTAAAGCTAAAGCAGACGCTAAAGCCGCTGCAGACGCTAAAGCTGCTGCAGATGCTAAAGCCGCAGCTGATGCTAAAGCTGCTGCAGATGCTAAAGCTAAAGCAGACGCTGAAGCCAAAGCAGCCGCCGATGCACAAGCTAAAGCCGCTGCAGACGCAAAAGCTGCCGCAGACGCTAAAGCCGCAGCTGACGCTAAAGCCGCTGCAGATGCCAAAGCTGCAGCAGACGCTAAAGCTAAAGCAGACGCTGAAGCCAAGGCTGCTGCAGACGCACAGGCTAAAGCTGCTGCAGAAGCTAAAGCCGCCGCAGATGCTAAAGCTAAAGCAGACGCAGACGCTAAAGCTGCGGCAAACGCGAAAGCTGCTGCAGCCGCTAAAGCTGCCCAAGAGAAAGCTGCTGCAGAAGCTAAAGCCGCTGCTGATGCCAAAGCTAAGGCAGACGCAGAAGCTAAGGCTGCTGCAGACGCACAGGCTAAGGCGGCTGCTGACGCAAAAGCCGCCGCAGATGCCAAAGCTGCAGCAGATGCCAAAGCTGCAGCAGATGCTAAAGCCGCTGCAGATGCAAAAGCTAAGGCAGACGCAGAAGCTAAAGCAGCCGCAGAAGCGCAAGCTAAAGCCGCTGCAGAAGCTAAAGCCGCAGCAGATGCTAAGGCTGCTGCAGACGCTAAAGCTGCTGCTGACGCAAAAGCCGCTGCTGATGCTAAGGCTGCTGCAGATGCTAAAGCTGCTGCAGAAGCTCAAGCAGCTCGTGACAAAGCTGCAGCAGATGCTCAAGCTGCACAAGAGAAAGCTGCTGCAGATGCTAAAGCCGCTGCAGATGCTAAAGCTAAAGCAGATAAGTTAGAACAAGAAGCAGCTGATCTTTCTACACTTGAAGCGGCTAAAGCAGCTCAAGCAAAAGCTGCAGCAGATGCTAAAGCTGCTGCAGACGCACAAGCTAAAGCAGACGCTGAAGCCAAGGCTGCTGCAGAAGCTCAAGCTAAAGCAGAACAAGAAGCTGAAACACAACGAATAGAACAAGAAGCAGCTAAAGCAGCGGCAGAGCAAGCAGCGGCTAACAAGGCGGCAGCAGAGAAAGCAGAGGCAGATAGAGCAGCAGCGCAGGCAGCAGCAGACAAAGCAGCAGCAGACGCTAAAGCAGCCGCTGACGCAGCTAAAGCAGAGAAGGACGCAGCAACAGCACTAGAACAAGAAAGACTAGCGAGAGAAGCACAGGCTGAAGCTGATCGTCAACAAGAAATTGCAAATAAAGCAGAGCAAGACAAGATAGTTGCTGAACAAGCTGAGGCTGATCGACTGGCTGAAGAAGCTAGATTAGCTCAAGAAGGAACCACAACTATTACTGATCCTGCGTCAGGTGATGAAACAATAGTTACTGGCACAACTCCTGATATGCCTCCTAGTGAACAGCCAGATGTAACGCCTATCTATGACCAAGAGCCTATTGTGTACGAACCTCCTGCAGACGCTGGCGGTGGTGCTGGCGGTGGTGATGGTGCTGGCGGTGGTGAAACTGGCGCAGGTTCTTCAGGCACTGGAATACCAGAAGAAGGCTCAGGTATACCCAGCACTTCAGGTTCTGGTGGTCTTGCTCAGGAAGAAGGATACGATCCTGATCTGACAGACACAATGAGCGTACCTAATCCTGATTTTGATCCAGAATCTAGGGATGTTTTCATACAAAGACAAATCTATGACATGATTCTAAACGAAACAGACCCTGTTCTTAAGGAGCGTTTAGAGCAAGAATACAAAAGGATGGGTGGAAACCACCTAGAAGAAGTTAGAGCTGGTGTACCTAAAGAAGAGGTATACGCTGATTATCCTCCTGAGTACATAGAAGTTCCTTACGAAGAACCTACGTTAGATGCAGAAACTTTTGAGGCTCGTTATCCTGATGGTTGGTTAGGCGGTTCTTTTGATACTCTAGATGCTAACAAAGATGGTGTTGTCTCTGAAACTGAGCTGTATGACTATGAGCATAACATGGGAAGTGGCCAAGGAGGAGAACCTTCTGACATTGTTAAAGCAATCTTAGACGCTTTAAGATCAGAAGTGGACACCCCTGATCCCTCTACAGGTCTTCCTACAGATACTACAGTAGAAGTAGGTACGGCTGCTGGCTCTACTGATCCTGCTGTAGGCACAGGACAAGACCCTTCTACTGATCTTTCTACAGGCATTCCTTCTGATACCACGTCTACTAGTGGCACTACAGGCGCTGGAGGCGGTGGTGTAGGTACTGATGTAGGAGGAGGCGCTGGTGGCGGCACTACAGGCGGTGGCGCAGGTTCTGGAGAAGCAGAGACAGGCGCAGGAGCAGGCGCAGGAACTGGTACAGGCACTGGCACTGGTGAAGGGACTGGTGGAGGTACAGGAACTGGTGAAGGCACTGGTGAAGGAACTGGTGAAGGAGAAGACACAGGCACAGGTACAGGTATTGCAGGCGTAGGCGGTATGCTATCTCCTACACGCACAACAGACTTGTTATTTGCTGATTTGTTTAAATCTAATGTCAAGATAGGAAGCAACCAAGAAATAGCACCCTATGTTCAACTACAACAGCCATCAATAAACAATCCTTATTCTCAAGGTATGTTGACAAATCAAGACACAACAAAGAGGTTCTACTCATAATGACATATCTACAGTTAGTAAATAGTGTTCTACGCAGACTCCGTGAGAACGAAGTAGACTCTGTTAATCAAAATAACTATTCAAAACTTATTGGGGAGTTTGTCAACGATGCTAAACGAACCGTAGAAGATGCTTGGGACTGGACAGCACTGCGTACAACGCTAACAGTGTCTACAGTAGCTAATGTTTATAACTACACGCTAGTTGACTCACAAGATCGTATTAAGGTGTTGGACGTTATTAACGACTCTTCTAACTGGTTTATGGAGTATCGTCCATCAACGTGGATGAACAATGCCTTCCTCGTCCAAGCTAACATACCCTACGCAGCTCCTAAGTACTACAGCTGGAACGGTATTGATAGTAATGGCGATAGCGGTGTAGACCTCTACCCAGCCCCTGACGGTGCTTATCAGCTACGCTTTAACGTGGTGCTGCGTACAGCAGACATGACAGAAAACACTGACACAATGTCAATACCTTCGTCACCAGTGATTCAGATAGCAACAGCGTTAGGCGCTAGAGAACGTGGTGAGACTGGTGGAACAAGCTCAGCAGAGTTGTTTGCTTTAGCTGATCGTACCTTGTCAGACGCTATTGCCTTAGACGCTGCTAGACATCCTGAAGAGACTATCTGGACGACTGTATAATGGCTCAACAACTACAGAACATTACAATCTCAGCCCCAGGATTTTTTGGTTTAAACACCCAAGACTCTCCTATTGGTTTAGACCCTTCGTTTGCCGCTGTAGCTGACAACTGTGTTATTGATCAGCTAGGACGTATCGGAGCTAGGAAGGGCTATCAGTACTCAACAACCAACGGAGCTTCTTTGCTGGGCAGCAGCAGAGGAATAGAGACGCTGCATCAGTTTATTGACTATAGTGGCGATAGAAGGTTGCTATCAGCAGGTAATTTAAAAGTATTTGTTGGTGATACTACGTTGGTTGATTACACGCCAGCAGGTTATATAGCAACAGCAAACAATTGGAAGTGCGTCACACTGGCTAACCATGTATATATGGTACAGAGTGGACACGAGCCGTTGATAGGCACTAATGAAGCTGCTCCGTTTACACTAGAGCGTATAAGCACACACTCGCATAGCACAGGAACTATGCCGCAAGGCAACGAAGCTCTAGCCGCTTTTGGACGCTTGTGGGTAGCTGATGTAGTAGGTAACAAGCACACTGTTTACTGGAGTGATTTACTAGACGGTGCACATTGGACAGGAGGCTCTTCAGGCAGCTTAGACTTAACTAACGTATGGCCAGAAGGCTTTGACGAGATAGTGGCACTAGCGGCTCACAATGGCTTTCTAATCATCTTTGGTAAGAAGTCTATACTTACCTATAGCGGTGCTAAGTCTCCAAGCACTATGACGCTTGCAGACACCGTAGCAGGCGTTGGTTGTGTTTCTCGTGATTCTGTACAGCACACTGGGACAGACCTTATATTTTTATCTAATACAGGTGTGCGTACGCTGGGAAGGACTATTCAAGAGAAGTCTTTGCCAATGAGAGACATCAGCAAGAATGTTCGGAATGACTTGGTTAGTTTGATTCAACAGCAGAACAATCCTATCAAATCTTTATACAGCCAAGAAGAAGCTTTTTACTTGCTTTCTTTTCCAGATAGTGGTATAATATATTGTTTTGACATGCGTGTCCCGCTAGAGAATGATTCACATAGGGTTACAACATGGTCTGGGATGGGTGTTAACGTCTTTGCTCGTTGTGACGATGGCACTATTCACATGGGAGTGTCTGACGGCATTGTAGAATATAGTGGTTACTTAGACGATACAGAACAGTATCAGCTACGTTATTTCAGTAACCCACTTGACTTCCAAAGCCCAGCTAACTTGAAGTTTTTGAAGAAGTTTAACTTAACTATTATTGGTGGACAGTCTACGCCTACAACGCTCAACTGGGGCTATGATTACACATCTGATTATACAAAGCAACCTTTTATTTTTGGTTCTACTAATTTAGCTGAGTATGGCATTAGCGAGTATAACACAACTGCTGAGTATTCTGCTGCTGTTGTTATTAACACACCAAAAGTAAACGCTAGTGGTAACGGCTCTGTTGTAACAGTAGGTATCGAAGCTCAGATTAACAACTCTGCTTTCTCAATTCAAAAGATCGACATACACGCTCTACTAGGGAGACTTATCTAATGTCTAATTATACTAAGACAACTAACTTTGCAACTAAGGACTCCCTCAGTTCTGGCGATCCCGCTAAGATTGTTAAGGGTACTGAAATCAACACTGAGTTTGACAACATTGCTACTGCTGTCAATTCTAAATCTAATAAAGCTGATCCTACCTTTACAGGAACAATGACAGCCGTCACCGTCAATGTGTCAGGTACGCTAACGGCTGGCACTATTACTGGAGGTACATTCTAATGGCGAATGAGATAATGGATTTTTTAACAGGCAATCAAGATACTATTACAGGTGCTCTCGGTGGTCTTGGTAGTTATTATTTAAGTCAAGAAAACATTAAGGGTGCTCAAGCCTCTGGAGAACAAGCCAGAATGCTGTCTGAGCAAGCGGGGCAGCAAGCCAGAGATTACTCTACATTTAAACCATACACTGTTACAAGTGGTTTAGCTAACGTAGGCACTACTGCTGAAGGTGGCTTTGGTGTTAATCTTTCTCCTCAGCAGCAAGCGTTTCAGAATCAATTGATGGGACAGGCTCAGAACTTGTTTGGTCAAGTTGGTCAAGACCCTGCCGCACAACAAGCAGCTATCTATGAGCAGATCAGAGCTACGCAGATGCCAGAGGAAGAACGTCAGCGTTTGGCAATGCAGGAGAACTTGTTTGCTAGTGGTCGTGGTGGTCTACAGACTGCTCAGTACGGTGGCTCACCAGAGCAGTTTGCGTATGAGAAGGCACGTCAAGAGGCTATGGC